GGCCTTACCTGCTTTTGTTGTTGGTTTTTTCATAATGATTCCATCCCATTTCTGAGAAGTTTAAAAAATGTATCTGATGACATCGTGACTTTCCAAGGTTTATTATTCTTCTTTGAAGCTACTGCCCACGCAATGCCTTTAGCATCCCGCTCGGCTTGCTCGCAAGCCTTATCTAAATTTAAGTTCTGAACGTGCTTCACCTCAAAGTGGAGTTTACCTTTCAGTTCTTCGCAGACTACATCTGGTGAGTCTTGTCCTCCTGCGAATTGCTGTCCTCGTTTAGCAGTGTAGCCTTCAGCGCGAAGTTGGTCACGCCACTGACGCTCACCTCTTGCTCCTTTAGCTCTTGAGTTTATCATTTCGCGCCCTCCTGCATGATTTGTTTTAATTCATACCGAAGTTCAGATACGATTCCAAACTTGTCGTTCTCAACATCTATTTCAGCTAAAGAAATCGCTCGCGATGCAATATAGATTAACTCTTTTACTTGCTCCCTCGCCTCGTCGCGCTCGCGCTTTGTCTGGTTATGCGCTTCGCGCTCGCGGCAGAGTTCAGACCTACGATTTTCATCGGTAGTCGCGTTTCCACATAGCCAAAATGAATTTGCAATCATTCCTGTTTTTGCTTCAGACCCGCAATATGGGCAGCTATTGTTAGTTTTATTTTCTAATTTCATAAGTTATTTTAGTTGTTTTAGTTCATAATGTCCGTGATGTTTGGAGTGGCACTCGTCGCAAACGCAAGTGAGGGATTGCATTCCCTAGTATGTGTGTTCATAACCGTGTGATTTGTAGTTTTTGTGATGCACTTGTAAACTTTCTTTACTGTCACACATCACGCACTTAAATTTATTTTTTCTCTTAACTTCAAATGAAGTAATTTTCCAATATGGAGTTCTTAAAAATTCTCCGTATTCCATTTCGCATATAGCTTCTGCTAATTTTTCTTCGTTACACATTGATAAACGCCTATCCATTTCTGCCGAAATTTCTTTCCAAGTTACTCCTTCTTTTGGCATTCCATTCACCAAAAGAAAATGTTTAACCAATATATCTGTGTTTGATTCACGGTCTTTTCCATAATTAGTCAAGAAATTGGCGCGTTCATTTTCTTGTTTTTGTCTATTCAAAACAATTTCATTTTCCTTGCATTCCTTGCAAGTTGCTACAGCTTGGTAATTTGATTGATGAGTTTTTTCATGTATGCGCCGAAGGCATTCCATGTAAGCAATCAACTGCGTTTTACGAAGAGTTGTTTTTTTCAATGACTGACACCTATCACATTGTATTTCGCAAATGTAATCTATTGGAAGACCGCCTACAACAGGGAACAATGCGCGAATATCTTTATTCTGCGGCATCTTTGTAGATAAGGCTACTAATGTTTTGTGGTCAAACTCCATCCCCGGTTCTATGGGGTGCGACCGTAACGCTTCAGTATAGGCCAAAGACCTATCAATTAATTCTTGGTTCATTTTATAAAAGGCCACCCCCTCTTTAGCAGTAGAAGTCCGGCGAAATGACGGGTGAAGAATATCTACTAAAGAGTGGGTGATATTTTGGTTTCAATTTATTACTTCTAATTCTCGTCTGTTCTTCACGCAGACGGCACGATTTCTCGCACGAATGAAAACTACTACAGGTTGTATTCCATGTCAAGCATCTTTTTTATCGGTAACGATAATAAATTGTGCAGGAACGGGGCGCGCTTCCCTTTTCAATATGACTGCCGCCCATTACCCATTGAAGGGAAGAGGGGCTTGTCACAGAACTCATACTGCCTGCAAAATTATCCATCATAGCAACCACAAGGTATCTTATGTGGATCATTCTCGTCAAGCCATTCAAAAAGTTTCAATTGATCGTCGTCGGCATTAACAATATCACTCCATGGAACGCCAAAGTTTAATCCTTTTACTCGGCCCTTCACAACCATGTTTGTTTCCATTGCGATTGCTCGCGCAAAATATTCTGGGTATTCTTTTCGCAAACGAAGAATTTCACTATTCTTCATTGCGGGGCAAAAGAAGCATGATGACTTTCCGGGCAATGGCAATCCATGTCGTTTGATTGTATCCACACATTCACTGCGAGTCCACATCCACTCGATAAGTGGATACCAGTAGTCTTCTTTTTTTGTTTTTCCTAAAGAGCCTTCGGTCTTGTTTATTTTTCTGTGACCTTCAGCGGCATCATATCCAATTGCCCGAATAATTTCAGACACATTATTATCTTTCATCCATTGTTTGACTCGTTTGTTTTGAGGCTCAACCTTATGTTTCATTGAACAAGCCTTAAACCCATAGGCAAGAGATGGGAGCATTTTCTTTCTCACGCAAGAATTTTCAAGTGACTCGTATTGCCCTTTGTATGTAGCGTAAACTTTTTCAATCTCAAGACCCCACCACTCCTCGCATTTCTTGCTCATTAAATCAATGTGAGCATAAGTATTCGGAAGTTCTCCACCAGTATCTGCAAATACGATTAGGTCTGGTTTGATTCCTCTATCAATAAATCCGCAAAGCATGGCGACTGAGTTTGTGCCGCCTCCGTAAGCAACAATTAATGGTTTATCTATTTTCATAATTTTATCGGTAACAATAATTATTCTATATCGACAATATCAATGTCACCCTGCGACCAAGCATACATTCTCTCGTTAATCAAATCCCAAAGTTCTTCTGCATCTTCTTCACTTTCCAATTGGAAAATAGCCCGGCGTTCAGCCATACCTTCTGGTGCAATGACAATATCAGACTTGTGAACGATAGTTCCTGCTGTGGCGGTGGCCGCTAAAATTGCCGTGTTGTTTGACCTTATAGCCATAGAGCAAATACCATCTTTATTTTCGTAAGTTGCGATGAATGGGGTTTCCATTGCTACAGCGAGAGACATATTGGCGATTAAGATTTTCTCTCTAACTTCCTTCAATAATAAATCTACTTTTTTGTCTAATTTATTTATAGGGTTTGTGTTATCCATAAGCAATCATAGTAACAAAAAAGTATTGACTTGTCAATAGTCTTGGTTTACTTTCTGTCTTGAAATGAAACATCCATTAGAAGAAGCATACGAGAGTTGCATGAGTGCTTACGAGCAATCACGCACGATTCGTTCTATTGGACGAAAAACTTTTGCCAACCAGCTTCGTGAAACAAGGAGAATACTGAAGCTTACTGTCAGGGAACTTGGGGATAAGATCGGGGTAACAGGATCGCTCGTCAACCAAATCGAAGTAAACTCAAAAAGTATTTTAAAGAAAGAACAAGTAGATAAAGTAATTGAATTATGCACGTCTTCATTGAAGCCGAAGAGGGCGTATACGTTCTCAAAGTCAGTCCCTACGCAGCAGGAAGACCAACCGCCATGCACCAGCGAGGAAAGCCCTTCCCAGCAAGCTACAGAACAGAATACGCCAGTGTGGAGTTGGCCGCCATCGGACTTCAAGAGCTAACAGAATATTTTAAATGCTACGAAGAAAAACGGGTTTCAAAAAAACGGGTGGCAAGCTAAAGCCAGTTTCAGATAGACGAAAAGTTTTGAATAAGGAATATGGTGAAGCGAGAAAGAAATACTTTGCTGCCCATCCGAACTGCGAGGTATGCGGTGCTGGAGCTACAGACATTCACCATAAAGCTAAGAGAGGAAAAAACCTTTCTAACTTAGAAATGTTCATGGCCACCTGTAGAGTTTGCCATACCAAAATTCACGATAACCCTGCATGGGCAAGAGAGTTAGGATATTTAATTTATGACTACAAATAATACGTTTGAATCCCGCATTATCTGCGAGGGAACTGAAGTAAGCGAAAGCCCAACGAAGATTTTGTTTAGGCAGAGGTTCAACCAATGCTGGGTAAGCAAAGGCGATATTCGGATGAAGGAAACGCTTGGGTTCCTTGACGGAGAGAAGATGATTCGTATCGTAGTTCCAGAAGAAATAGCAAATACTTTGGAACTTGAAGGAATGTTGGATTAATTACCAATCTCCGTTATCATCTGATCCGTAGTCATCGTCTTGACTAACATCAGCCAGCTTTTCTTCCCGCGCCCAGAATCGGTTAGTTGGAACTGGTTTATCGTTACCGATAAAAACAAGTCCATTACGCCGCGCCATTTCAAGTGCGTAGATTAAACTATCACTCAAATCCGGCGAGTAACCTGTTCTTCCCTTGAGATCATCTTTAGTCTCAATGGCGATCTTCTTGTTTTTGATTGTATATCTACGAAGGCAAAGTTCCCGCGCCAATTCAGATGCTGCATCAATACCGAATATAACACGACTCTTGAAGGCGTGATAACAAGAGTAGTAATACTCAGATACCAACCTGTCGTAAACATCCTTACACGGGCGTTTATCAACCTCTGCCGCAAGTCGATCAGTAGGTTTACCCATAGATGATATAAGGGCAATAGAAACTCCTGTAGAGTCAAAGCGTAGCCACTCACGAATGATAGCTTGCCCGACACGTCCACCATCACCGGATACGTCCATACCAAACTTCTGAGGCTGAACACCAGCGGCACGGCATAAAGCAACAACTTCAGTGGCTAATTGAATTTCAAACTCAGCAGCAGCGTTAGCGGATAGTTGGATTACCTTCTGACTTTCTAACCACATGACACGATTACGAGTGCCGCGAACAAAACCAAGCTTGGCAATAGTAAGAACGCATCGATCACCGCCAATTGTAAATGAAGTGTCAAAGCCTGCTACTTTAGTAAAACCATCAGAATCCCAAAGCGGCTCCTCATTTGTATCAGCGTTACGAATAAGATCAGCGGTAATAATTGTTTGAGCAAACCCAGTCTTTGGCCACCAACCAATAGCGTTACGAACATAGTCAATTGCATTTTCGTCTCCATAACACAATTTGAGCATCATTTCCTGCTTCTTACGATCCATAAGGAACGGGAATGGTGAAGGTTCATTGGCAGGCGCGGCGAAGTTTGGGCTACGCATACCATTGTAAAATAAACAAACTCCAGTTTCAGTCTCCCACTTGTCCATATCTGGGTTGACTGAATCAAAGTTTGATTGGTTTTTCGGCATAGCCCAACGAGTGTGAGGATTATCACCAGCAGATGGGTTCCCAATACCGATAAAGGTAACATCGTTGTTTGCACCTAAGTTTACTTTTGAGGTAATCGCGCCCATTTCCATTTCTGGCAACTCATCAAGTGCAAGACGAATTCGATCATTCTTACGACCACGGGTGGTATCAACAGCTTTTTGACCTTCATTACCAGATGGGAATGCAAGGGCTTTGATAGCATTATCGTATTCTTTTTCTTCATCGTTTGTTGCTCCACCCCAAACAATCATGTGACGATAATCGATTAGTTTACCTATCTGAACGCGAGCGCATTTATAGAGTTTGGGGATAAGATCGGGGTAACAGGATCGCTCGTCAACCAAATCGAAGTAAACTC